CACGAACGCCAACATCAATGACGGGAGGGTTATCGGGTTGGCGGCAACCCTCCTCGATGGGAAGAACGCAACCGACCTCCAAACTACCACGGGGGAACGGGCGCTATGGTACGCCGGATTATAAATAAACAAAGGAGAAAACAAGAATCATGGCTCAAGGCGACACATGGACGGATGCGGATAGGTATAGCGTAAACGGGAACTTGACGGTATCAATCCGACCGGCATCGGGCGTTGAGGTCAAAGTCGGGCATGTTTACGGAGCCTTCATTAACGCTCAAGGCTCCGGCGAGGGTATCGCCATCGGCCCACATGATTACGCCGGGAGCAACGTTCTCCTCGCCTCCGAGAGTAACAATTACGTTTATGGAGCAGACGGGTTCGTTGCGGCGAGTTCGAACAACCGTGCCTCAACCGAGAAAATAGTTGAGGCATACATCAACAACGACCACGGAATCAGGGTTTTCGTTAAGGAGGATAGCGGGAACAACTTTGGTCACTACATTAGCGGCATCCAAATCAAATGAAAGCGAAAGACCTTGACCGGGATGTTGAATGCCCGGTATGCGGCGGGAACGGTGAGGAACCGACCGAAAACGACGTTTGGGGAGAATGCCCACAATGCGGCGGGCAGGGAACCATCAACCGTTACCGAGACGGGCCGGAGGGGGAGGTCGTTCTCTCCGAGCGGTTCCGGGATGAGGGAACGCATGCGGTTCATCTCGTTCATTCGATGCCGGAGAACGATGACGGAACCGGCGGGTTCAACGAGCGGTATGGTGATGCGATTCCCGAGAACATCCCGACCGATGCCGACCCCGACCTCAAGGATAGGCTCGCCAACAACCCCCTCGGAACGAACACCGACTCCGATGGGGCATATACGACCGAGAACGGCAAAACGTTCGATGACTCCGCCTTACCGAATGGTTGGCCGAACGACCCCGACCTCGGGGTTGATGAGGTCATTTCATGGCTCGATGCCCGAGGCGAGGAGGAACAAGCCAAGGTTTTCCGGGATTTGAAAAAGGAACAAGGGCTTTAGAGTCGGCCCGAGCGTTCTCGTTCCCGCCCGCCTCGCCAACGCTCGCATGCGCTCCGCTCGGGGAGAGCCTCCCGATGACCGATGTACCTCCCGAGCAAGAATCCGCTTAGAACGGCATCTCCGCCGCTCTATGAGTTCCCCATCTCGGGGGGAACCCGAACCTCGTACTCAACGATGACCATCCCGAGGTCAACCGCTCCGATATCGAGGAGTTCGCCGCTCTCCCCCTTCTTCCCCTCCGATGGCCGTTCCGAAGCCGGCTCCTCTCCGCTCGAACCCCCGGAGTCGGGCGGGGAAACCGCCTCCCGGAGCGACTCCAACCCGGAATCGTTCACAACGAGCGCAACGAGGTCGTTCGAGGGGGAGTATTCGGGATGGATGACCTCCCCCGGCTCGAACTCAATCTTGTGTTCGGTCACGCTCCGAATCGCCTCCATACCCATATCGCATAGATGAGAGCGAGCGGGACTCCGAGGAGGAGCGGCGGGAACGCCAACCCGAATAGGAGACACAACCCGGCGGCGAATACGGCGGCGAACGCGCCGATGGCCCCGGAGAGGTTCCCGCCACAATGCGGGCATTGATTGGCGTTCTCCGCGACCGGCTCGGAACAATGAGCGCATTCGATATACTCGGGGTCGGTCATGCGGTCGTTACCTCCCCCTCGCTCATCGTTGCTCCGGCGATGAGCAACCCGAGCGAGGCGAACGCGGCTCCGGCGATGGCAACGGTCGTTGCTCCGGCGAGCCAACCGGCGGCTCCCCATAGAGCGCCAACGATGACCATTCCGATACCGAGGTTAGTTACGTTCATCGTTCTCCTCCGGGGGCCTCTCCCCGTAAACGAGCATGTATCCGGCCCGAGGGAGGTCGGAGATGGGCAACATTACCCGCTCCTCCTCGAACTCAACGAACATCGCCATTCCATCGATGTTCATCGAGAGGTCGAACTCCTCGCCGTTGATTTCCCCGTCTCCGAGATGTTGCCGCATCCGCATTTTCGCCTCATTGAGTTCGGGTTCGATGAACATCGGGGAGCGTTCGAGGTAATTGGCGGCATCCCGATAGGCTCCCGCCGCCTCGGGGTTCCCCTCGGTTTCGTTCGCCCCCGCCAACTCCCGGAATACCTCCGGGGGAGAGACGGGGGCCTCCTCGGGTTCGAGGTCGTTATCCATCATCATCCTCCCCGATGGGAATATCAACCCCATCGGTTCCGAGGTCGGTCATGCGCTCGTTCATGCGTTGCCGGCTCATCGCCTCGGAGAATTGCTTTCGAGCCTCCTCTTGAGCCTCTTTCCGACGCTCCGCCGCCTCCGCTTTTACCCGAGCGTACTCCTCGGGGTTGGCGAGGATGAGTTGTATGAGGAGGCGGTTGCGAACCCCGAGAACGGTCGGCTCCTCCTCCGCCGCCGCTCGGGATTGTTCGAGGATTCCGATGAGTTCGGCGTATTCCGCCTCCTTGAGCGAGAACCCCTCCCCGAGTTGGATATCGTTGTTCGCCTCGGGCCGGGAATGCTCGCTCGCATAGATTTCGGAGAACGCCTCGAACCCGTCTCCGGTGACCTCGGAGAGCCATTCCCCGATTTTGGCATCCGCCGCCTTGAGTTCCTTGAGATGTTCGAGCGCCAACCGGGGCATCGAGGAGCCGCCATCGGTCATCATTACCGGGGTCTTTCGGTCGGTTCTTACAACCCGGTCAACCGGCCCGAGGTACGTGTTTCGGGTTATCTCGTAATGGAGGGTATAGACCCTCCCGAGGTCGGGGCCATCCTCCCAATCCATCCCCTCCGGTTCGGTCGTTTGGGAGAACGCATGAACCCGCTCCTCGCCATCCTTACTTTCCGCATACATCATCGCAACATATACGTGTTTGAGCGGCTCCGGGTTCCCGGTATGAACCCGAACGAGCAACCCATCATCGGGTTCGATGATTTCGGAGACGGCTCCCTCTCGGTCAACCTCGTTACCGGAGCGGCTTGACCGATAGTATATCCGAACCTCTTGACCCTCCTCCAACCCCGATAGGTCGGGGAGTTCCTCGCCGCCATCGGTTACGAGCGGTTGTTGCCCCTCCTCGGAGGCAACCCGCTCCGCCTCCTCCTCGGGCCGGTCGGGGTCATCGGAGTCATCGCCATCATCCGCCGCCGGCTCCGGGGGTTCGGGATGCCGGGGCTTTTGATGCACACAATGGAAATAGATATCGATGAGGTCAACGCCCGCCTCCGATTTCCATTGGTTGAACTCCGATTCGGTCATCCGCTCGGGGAGGCGGAGGATGGCCGTTCGCTCGAACTCCTCGCTCCCAATCTCGAACGTTGCGTTGCGTTTTCCGGTTACGATGACCGGCTCCTCTCGTTGGTCGTTGATGCCGACCGTTGCATACGTGCATTTATCGCTCATCGTTCTCCCCGATATCCTCGCTCGTTAGGAGATGGAACTCGGTATCATCTCCGGCGATGTTGACCGGGCCGAATAGGGTCAACGGGAGGCGGCGAACCGCTTTCCATGTCCCATTGATGCCATGGTTGAACGTTTCCTCATTCCGACATACCTCGATACGAACCGGATTCCCATCGTTATCCGTTCCGATGCTCGCCTTGAGTAACCCGTCTCCCACGTACTCCGGGCGGGTTAGGCGGGTATAGCCATGCGAATCGAGAGCGGCGATGAGGTCGAACGCAACCGCCATCTCATCGAGATGCCGGAGCGTTGCCTCGAAATCGGGCCGGTCGGTTCCGGGGAACGGAACCCCCCCGAACGCCTCCTCGGTATCCATATCGTTGAGGATGCCGGAGAGGATGTTCGCCGCATGCTCCGCTCTCGCCGCTCCGCCATCGGGGTTGACCATCCCCCCGCGTTGGGTTCGGGCGAACGGGCGGGAGAACGGAACCGGATGGTCACTCATCGGATTCCTCCTCGGGAACGACCCCGTAATTCGCCTCGTAAGCGAGCGTAAACCCATCCGGGCCGGTGACCTCGATGCGCTCGCCGGGTTCGAGTTCGAGTCTTTCGGTTTCCGGCTCCTCGGTATCGGAGGGGAGCATGCGTTCGATGGTTATCGTTCCCGTCTCCGGCATGCTAACCTCCTTACCCCGGATTTTCTCCTCGGTCATATCCCCGACCCCCGGAACATGACCGCTTGAGAGGCGAGAACGGTTAGGAACCAACCGATGCCGAAAACGACCGCTCCGGCGATGAACGACCCCGCCGGAACGAGCAACCAACTCCATTCGGCGGGGGCGTTGGCGGCGATGTAAGGAGCCGCCATGTAGTACCCGAACCCGCCTCCGGCGGCGAGCGAGAGAACCGCTCCGATAAGAGCCGTTTTAATCATCGCTCTCCGCCTCCGCCGGCTCCTCGCCGGCTTTCTCCGCCGCATCATCAAGGCTCTCGTTCTCCATTTCCTCGAACGAGATTTCCCGACCGACCGAAACAACATCGAGGTCGTTGGCCGTCTCCCATCGTTGGATGTAATCCGGAATCCGGCCATCCTCATCCTCGGTATAGATGCATCGGGTTATGTAGGCATACCCGATGATGGCGGGCGTATATCGGTCATCCTCCTCGATGCCCATCTCATCAAGCGTCTCCTCATCCTCCTCCGGGTGGTTATCGATACCTTTCGGATGGATGAGGAACAACCTCGTTTTGCCGGGGTTGACGACCGGCGGCGGGTTCCGGGTACTCATCGAGATGGCCTTGTTCAAGCCTCTCGCTTTCGTTTCCTCAATGAAATCCTCCGGTTGCGGGTAATACGTCTCCCCGACCCACATGATGAGGTCATGCGCTTGAGCAACCCGCATCGTTCCGTAATGGTCGGAGCCTCCCTCGCCGGTATCGAGGGGGTGGGCGGAGCCGGCGAGCCGCTTGAGGTGGCTCCATAGTTCCCCGTCATGATACCCGCCGTTCGAGAGAGCGGCGACGTACTCCATGGCGGAACTTTCTTTCTCATCGAGGTCGGCGGCATTCTCGTTGAGCGCCAACTCGAATTGAATCCCCGGAAACTGTTTCCACGTTCGGAAATGCTCCTCCTTGAACGGGAGCCGCATCGCATCGGGGATTTCGACCATCGCCGGGAGGTCGCCGCCGGCTCCGGTAACATCGGAGCGGAGGTATCCTTTTCCCGTATCGAGATGCCCGCAACCCCGCTCCTCGTTGTTTAGTACCTCGCCATCCTCGGAGAACTCCGATTCCGGGAACTCAATATCCGATTCGTGCATGAAGTTTTGCCATTCCGTCATTGTTAGTTATCCTCGATTTCCGCAACCGCTTGTTTCACGTATTCCTCAACGTTCTCGATTTTGGGCCGACCCCGAGCATCTCGGAGCGTTTCGAGAACAACCGTATCGATGACCGGGCCGGGGTTCGCCGCCTCCCGGAGCGCATCAAGATGGTTCGAGATTACCTCATCGGCGGTCGTTGCCCAATCCGGCATCTCCCTATCCTCCAACGCCTCAAGGGTTGCCGAATGAACCATCGGCTCGGGAACCTCTATCTCCGCCGCCAACGTTGGGATATCAACATCGGGGATGGTAACCGGGAACTTGAGTATCGCCATCAACTCGTTGCTCCCGAGTTCGGAGTGATTTGGTTTGGTCTTTCGAGCCTTGACGCTCTCGTTTCTCCAATCGATGACCGCATACGCCTTGATGGTCTTATCCGCCATCATTGACCCCCGAGCGTTTGTTGGCCCGCTCGCTCCGCCGCCGCCTCCTCCTCGGTCGGATGGATTCGGCTCCGGCATTCGAGCCGGCTCGATGGGTATGCGTACCGCTTGAGAGCATCGAGGTCGTTGTTCGTCCGTTGCACGAATACCGCCTCAACAACCTCATCGGTTTTCGGATACTCGGGGTTGAGTTCCGAAACCGTCTTATTCGCCCCCTCAACCCGATACTCCCGAGCGTTACGGCCCGGAATCGCAACAACGAGCATCGGCTTGAGTTCCGCCTCCTCTCGGTCGGTAACATGGTCACCGACTCGATACGGCGGGAGCGTTGATTCGGCATCGTTCTCCTCCTCGGATTCCTTTGACATTCTTGTTGCCTCCCCGGTTTTTACTGTCGGATGACCGGAAACCGCATACCGCCTCCGGGAATCGAACCCGGAACCCTCCGAACCATCGGAGACGGGGGCCGCCAACACCGAACCGCTACTCCTCGATTACCCCGAGGCGCTTGAGTTCGCCCGTCGACCAAATGAGGTTACACTCCGGGCATGAGTACCCCCGGATGCCCTTTCGAGCATCAACGAATTTCCCGTATCGGAGGAGGCTCCCGCATTCCTTTGGGCAACGGTACTCGGTTTCCGTTGTGTCGGGTTCATCCATGGCTCTCATCCCTCGATATACGTCTCGAACTCGTTGTTGCAACTCCCGCATCGATGCGTGTAGGTAACGAAATCGGAGTATCCGACCTCTTTGGAGGTTGAATACTCCGCCGGCCCGCATTCGCATGGCGCTCCCTTGTTGAGATGGAACCCTTTGGGGGAGATTCCCTCAACGGTTGCCCGTTGCTCCGCCGACCATTCCCCCATCGTTACGACCTCATCAATTCCGCCTCGCCATCAACGGGAGTTCCCCATTGATGGCCGCATTTGTAGCAACGGGAATCGTTGACCATGATGTTGTTGATAGTATCGCATTCGGGGCATCGCCGGAGTTCATCGCCGGGGCCGGAGAACGAGATGCCGCAACCCGAAACGACCGGAATCTCATCCCGACCGCCATCGGAGAGAACAACGGCATCATCCTCGGGAACGTGCATCTCCCCCTCTCCGAGAACCCGCTCGCCGCCATCGGTGATAACCTCCGCATCCCGGTCATCGGGAACGCGGTCGAACGAGAGTTCCTCGCCACATTCGACCCCAACGCATTCGACCTCCTCGGGAGGCTCCTCGCCGCCGAACCGATACTCAATGCCGCAACATTCGGAGAACCATACGAGTTCGGAGCCGCCATCGGTCATGAGGCTCTCCTCGCCGTTCTCATCCTCCCCATCATCATCCGACCCATACCGTTCGAGCGACTCCTCCGGCGATGCTCGGGCATGCGTCTCCTCCGAGAGCGCCTCCTCGCTCGGGAGCGGTTGCCATCCCATCAAGTTCCCCCGACCGGCTCCGAGCGGCTCATAATCCCAATCGATGACCGACCCCTCGGGAGCATCAAGGTTCTCGATGATGCGGGAGACGGTTCCGTTCGAGAACTCCCCCGGCTCCTCCTCATAGAGAGAGAGGTCGTAAACTTTCCCGTCTTGAGTGTATATCACCCCGGAGACGCCCCCCTCATGCCACCCTCCAATCGCATCCTCGATTCGCTCCGGGCAGTAAACCTCGGAGAGTTCGAGCCGACCATCGATGCGGCCAACCCCCTTGACATAGAACCGGGCGGAGAGGGTCGTTCCCTCTCCGGCTCGCTTGAGCGCCTCGCCTTTCACCATCGTTTGCCAATCCCCGAGGAGGTTCCCGAACGAATCCTCCCGGAGCCATGCATCCCGAACGAACCCGATGCGGTTGATGATTATGCGAACCGGCATGAGCGTCTCCGCATCAAGGAGGAGCCGGCCAACGGGAACGTCTCCGAACCCCCCGCTCGTTCGCCGGCCATCGAACGCATGCTCAAGGTCGGAAACGACCATCCCGAGGTCGGCTCCCCGGAAATCGCTATCGGAGCCGAAATCGTAATACGTCTCCGCCGCCTCGGGGTTACTCTCCTCCCCTTCGGGAATCCGGAGGAGGTACGCCCCGATGGTACTCTTTCGATGAATGAGGAACTCGAACGTCCCCCTTTCGCACCCGGCGACCTCCGGGATTGACCATCCAGCCTCGTACTCATCGGAGCCGCCATCGGTGACCGCCTCCGGCTCGCCGTAAAAGCCGGTGACCATCCCCCCGAGATGCTCGATGTTGATGCCGGCGGGGAGCGCCTCGGTGAGAGCCGCATCGAACTCCTCCCGGACTTGATACGCCGGTTTGCCGGCGAGGTCGAACTCGGGAGCGGCGGGAACCTCGGGGTACTCCCCGGAGAGCGCAACGAGGTCGGGGTCATCGGAGCGATACTCACCGGCGGGCCAAAACTTGAGGCGCTCCGCCTCAATGATGCCGACCTCCCCACGCGCCTCCTTGATGGCTCCGAGGATGGCGCTCTCGCGGGGGGAGAGGTTGGAACGCTGTTTGCTCTCGATATCAATGCTTTCGCCGTTTCCGCTTTGGTTGCTTTCGGACATGAGCCAATCCCCTCGGAACGGGAAACGTCCCGAGTTGATTCTACCAACACGGGGAAAGCACTTATAGATTTGGGTAACGATGCCCGTTCTCGTTAAGACTCCATTACCGGGAGTCTAATGAGATCCTAAATCTCCGAGGCTCTTATGTTATCGTATATCTGTCGGGCGATTTCGTAACAATCGCTCCCGAGAATCCCCTCCTCGTAATCCGCCATCGCCAACCCTTGAGAACGGGCAACCCCCACAACGGCCCGATACGGGGGGTCACCGGAGAACCCATACGAATCCCGAGCGGCGAGGCAAACCCGAGCGAACGCCTCATCCGAGAGTTGGTTCAACCGGGGATACGAACAATCGAGTTCGTTCTCCATGACCGCAACGAGGCTCAACGGCCCGCCGCCGGATTGATGAGCGAAGCAATGCCATATGTTATCTGTCGTATTGACCGCATAGTTCGTTGAGGAACTATCCGAGGAGGCGGTTCCGCCATGGCCGGGATGCGCTCCGCCGAACCCCTCGCCGGTCGGAGCCGGGTTCGCTCTCGGCTCCCCGAAATTCGCTATCGGCTCATCGTAATACGGGGAACGATTCGAGTTCGAGGTTCGGTTCGGGTTCCGATGTTGCGAGGGGTCAAACGTTGCCTCCCGACCGCTCGAACCCGAGGCGTTCTCGGTTTCGTACTCCTCGATGACCTCCTCGATGCGCTCTTGAGCCTCGGGAACCCCGGTTCCGGCTCCCTCGATATGCTCTCCGGTGATGGCAACGAAACGGCCATGGTCGTATAACTCGATTTGTTGCGCCTCATCGAGCGCCTCGAACTCGGGCCGGCGGGGGAGCAACTCGATGGTTTCGATGAATTTCCCCATCCGTTCGGGGAGGCTCGCTCGAACATAGAGATGGATGCCCGTTCCGCTCGTACTGATTTGCGCGTATGCATGCGGGAACATCTCCATGATACCCCGAGATTCGGGGGTAATCGCTCCCGTCTCCGGGTTCCGAACGTTATCAAGGTCAACTTGCATGATGGGAGGCTCCGGCGGCTCATGCGGGAGGAGCATCCCGAGTTTGAGGTTCTTATCCTCCGCATCATCCGGGAACGGCCATGAGTTCCCGACATCCGTTCCCCGGAACCCGCTCCATTTGTGAGCCTCCTCGAACGTCGTTTCCGGTCGGCGGTCGGCATCGGCTCCCCAACTTACCGGGTAACAGGTATCGGTCATCCATGGCGCTCGGGGAACCTTTCTCCCCTCGGAGTCGAAACACCATATCAACCAGATATCCCGCTCCCGGAGGTCGGTCGGGTAACGTTCCTCGTTCGAGATGGCTTTCGGGAACCCCCGCTCCTCGGGTTCCGACTCCCCCGCCGGCTCCGGCTCCGCCTCGGGTTCCTCGGAACAACAACGTTCGTTGTTTCTCGGATGAACCTCGGGGAAGATTTCCGGATACGGGAGCCTCGGGGAATCGAGGAGGTACGCATCAAGGTCGGCGGCGGGAACGAGCCGCATCGCATGGATGAGCATCCGCTCGCCGCCATCCTCAACGATATCGTAAACGATGAGAGCGTAATACCCCCCGGCATTGAGGAGTTTCTCATGCGAGGATTCGGTTATATACCACCTCCCCGCCGTTCCGTACTCATCGCCGTTCTCAACCCATCGCTTACAGGTTTTCACCTCAACCCAATCGCCGGGTTCGAGAGGGTCGGGAGAGTCGGAGGCGGCAACGCCATCATACGCATACTGTTCTTTGGGCCGGAGGCGATACCGAGCGGCGGCGGCTCGCTCCCCCCATTGTTTCACGTACTCGTTTCGATACCGAACCTTTCCGCTCATTGTGTATGCCTCGCCTCCTCGGAGTCTCTCGGATGAATACACCGGAGCCAATGGCGCATTATCCAATGGACATATGGGGCCGGCATTCCCGCTTTAGCCAACTCCTCCTTTCGGTAATCCCCCGAGACTTGCTTGAGTGACCGCCAATAAGTCGTTGAACGGTCGGCAAAGAAATACGAGGATATCTCGGTATCGATGCTTAACTCCTCGGGCCGTTCGACCGGGAAACTACACTCGAACGCTCGTTCTTGAACGATAGGGATGCGAAACATCTTACCGTTGAGGGTAATGAGGCCCCCCCCCCTCCGGTTCGAGCAACCCATCGAAATCCGACTCCTCTTGCTCAATGGCTCGCGGAACGTTCTCAATGACGTAATTATCCCCGTACCGTTGACCGATTTCCCTCGCCCTCGGGATGAAGTTCTCATGGTCATTTCGGTCACCAGAGATGTTGGTCAACCGGCTCATGAACGTGCATGGTGGGTGTAAAAATACGAGGTCGAAATCCTCGGAAACCGGGAGGGGTTCCCGAGCATCCGCCTCAATAACCTTGGCGTTATACGGGGAATCCCGAGGGTCAAGGCCAATCCGCCAAACGTCTCCATAGGCGGAGAGCGGTTCGGATTCGACCCCCTCATCCGCAAAGACATGGAGGATTTTCACGTCATGGCGAACCTCCCCCCCTCGCCGGGGTTCGAGCATTTCGCTCATTGACTCCTCCCATCGGCGGCGAGCGCCCCCTTGAGTTCCTCTTTCTCGCGTTCCGTTTTCGGGAGGTACTCTCGAACCCAATCCCACCCGTTGCGGGCAACGATGAGGCGGTTGCTCGCTCTCGTGCATCCGACATACCAAAGGCGAGCCTCGTTCTTTGCCTCCTCCTCGTTGTTCGATATCTCGGAGGCGACTTTCGGCGGGATGCCGTCATACAGTACGACCGTCCCCGCCTCCCCGCCTTTGCTCGCATGGATGGTTTGGATTTGAGTCGGATACCCCGAGCGGAACTCCTCGCATTCGTACCGCCGCAACGCTCGGGCGATTAACCCCTTTCCATCGTATGAGAGGAGATGCCCAACGGAATCGGCTCCATTGGTGAAATCCTCCCAAAACTCCCGAGAGAGCCACTTATCGAGGTCATCCCCCGGCCAACGGGTTTCCCCGCCGATGATGGTTAGGAAATTGTCTTTCGTTTTCCCCTCAATGTATCCGGCGGGTACTCGGTCAAAGAACGTTCTCCATTCATCCGACCATGCCCATACCTCCGAGGGAGGCGATTTCTCGCCATCCGCATCCTCGAACGGGGAGGCGGAGCCATACGCTCCCGTGAGAGACATTTGCCCGCCAACCCCCGACTTTTTCGGGTTCGGTGGTCGGATATCGGAGAGCGTGGCGAGAATGTTGTAAATCGCCATGCGTTTCGAGGCTTGATTCCATCCGCCGCCTCCCTCTTGAGACGCAAAGATGACCCCCTCCTCTTTCAGATACTCCCCGATATCTCGTTGTTGTGGGCGGGTACGAACGAGGAACATCGTATCCTCGCCGTACTCCGCAAGGAACGAGCCGGGGGTTCGACCCTCATGCGTTCGGTCATCCCCGAGGGGTTCGGAGAGAACATCGATGACCTCTCCCTCGAATCCCTCGGGGTCAATCTCCTCGCTTTTCGGCTCGATTTCCGGCGGCTCATGCTCCGGTCGGAGCGCCTCTCCCGCGTACTCCCATACGGATTGGGGAACTCGGTACGATTGGGGGAGGAGAACCTCGGGGTAATCGAGGTCGGTGAAAAACTGGGGGTCGGCTCCCTTGTAGGAGTAAACCACCTGTAAGGGGTCACCGTTTACGATGACCGTCTCCGCCTCCTCCATCCAACGGGTAACGATACTCTCTTGTAGGGGAGTAAAGTCGTGCATCTCATCAACCGCTAAGATGCGGCGGGGCGGCGAGAGTTCCTCATCCCGAACGGTAAGGAGCATATCCTCGAAATCGGCTATCTCCCGGTCGGCTTTCTCCGCCTCCCATTTCTCATGGAACTCCCCGATTTCGGGGTAATACGGCCATTGTTCTTGAATCTCCTCGTATTGAGGCGCTCGATGCCATTTCGAGAAACCAACCTCGTTCTCGATGCACCATGAGCGAGCGGAGAACATGAGTTCCCCCGGCGTTGAGGCTATCTCCCCCTCCTCGCTTTGCTTGTAGTACGGGATGCCGTACTCCTCCCGGCAAAACTCATGCATGATGCCTCCGAGTTGGCGGTTCCCCTCGCTCGGGGTTTCGAGGTCGGTCAACCGATTACAAACGGCATGGAGCGTTCCGATGTATCGGGTATCATGTTGCCATGGCTCTTTGAGCGCCTCCCATCCGATGAGTTCCTCCTCCTCCAACCGTTCGAGGAACCGTTCGGCCATCGTTCTCCGGTAGGTTACGAATGCGATATCCGCAACCGAATGACCATGCTCGGTTAGGAGCGACTTGAGCCGCTCCATGGTTTGCGTTGTTTTCCCGGTTCCCGGCGGGCCATGGAGTTTGACCGATGTGGTTGGCGGGTACTCCTCTCCTCCGATGATTTCGATATCGTTGTTGGTTTCGTCGTTCTCGCTCATGGTTAGTTCTCGCCTCCCTTGATGCGCTTTCGGAGCGTTGCATACCGGCAACTCGAACAATCCTCATCCGGCTCCGCATGCCGATGGCATGGCTCGGTAACGTTGTTCATTCCTCAACCCTCCATTCCCCAACGAGACAATTCACCGCTTCCCCGGAGCCGAAACGGGGATGGTCATCCCAACGCTCGAACTCCTCCTCGAACCCATCGAGAACCTCGTAAAGCGACCGACCCCAATCGGGGAACGCGCCGGGATACTCCTCCTTTCCGTACTCGATGAGTTCCGGTTCGAGAACGCCAACGAACCGAACCCGGCTCGTATTGAGGCGCTCAACGAGTTCATCCATGAACCGGGAGAAATCCCCCGGCTCCCCGGCTTTGATATCCGGGATGCGAATCTCGCCGGCATCGCCATCGGGTACGATAATGGCGGTCGTTGTTCGATACTTTGCGTGATAGGTCGGGGCATCGTACTCCCGAACGGGCAACTCGTTTCCGAGGGTTCCCGAGCGGAGCGGAGGTTCGACCGTTGCGAACCGCATCTCCTCCGCCGCATCGCCTCGGTTGTTGAGCCTCCGACGTTCCTCCGCGCTCGTTCCGCTCATCGGGAATCCCTCCATTCCCGGAGACAATACCGGCAAATCGGTCGGTATGGCTCGCCATCCGGCCCGAGCGGGAACGCGGCGATGGGTTTCGGGTTACTCCAACCCTCGATGTTATGGCGCTCTCCCGCCTTTGAGCATAGCGCCTCGCCATCGAGAGTCGGATGAATCCGCTCCCGTCTCCCGGCTCCGCCGGAGGGTTGAACGACCTCCTCGAACGCCTCGTATATCGCTCGAACCTCCGCCTCGGTCGGTTTGCTTATCCGCTCAATGCTCTCGTTCTCGCCAATCCCCTCGGATTTACTCATGTTTAGGTGGCTGTTAAGTAAGTTGCCGCTCGGTTCGACCGCTCGGAGGAACGACCGCCTCGGAATCCGTATAGCGGTATGCGGTTTATTCCCCGTCATCCTCGGGTTCCTCATCAGTTTCACTTTCAGTATCCTCGCTCTCCTCCTCGAATCCCTCCGGCGGCTCGATGAGTTTCGGCTCGAACTCCTCTCGAACGAGCGGCCAAAACGTTGCCCGCCGGCCATCGAACCGCTTTTGCTCGGAGGAGCCGCTCCGCAAATCCCGAGAATCGAGTTCGATGCGGAACGCCTCAACGGTTATTTCGAGGTCATCGCAAATGCGCTTAATCTCATCATAGAGAACCCATATCGTACCGGATTCCCTCGCCGCCTCCATTGAGTCGGAATCGATGAGGATTCCTTGCCCTTTCCGGATGGCATCCGCTCGGTCAATGTACGCCTCGGAGGATTCGACCTTACTCCGGAGTTTGGTCAACGCGGCGGCTCTCGGGCCAACCGCATCCGATTTTACGATGAGATGCTCATCTTGTAGTTCGGAGAGGAAATTCTCCCAATCCTCGATTTCCCCGTCAAACCGAGGGAGCGTATCATATACGCCGTTATACGCCCGGCGGAATTGGGTCGGGGAGTATAACGTCTCCGAATCGATGACCATCGAATCGCCGCCGGAGAATACGAATCGATACCGGGTTTCCGATTCGGTATCCTCCGAGGCGAGTTTCTCGATGCGGCCAACCCGACCGTCATCGAGCAAATCCCGAATGTCGGGCCGGTCATCCGGCCCGCCGCTCGAACGCATCTCCTCGTTGAGTTGCCGTTCCGCCGCCGATTTCGTCATGAAATCCACGTTATCGGCAACGATGTTGATTACCTGTCGCTTGAGGCTCTCCCGAGGATTGACCTCCGCAACCGCCGAGATGAACGAATCAACCGCGTTGACTTTCTCGGTCGGAGCGTTCTCATTGATGCGCTCGATGCGTTGTTGAAACCGAGAGTTCGCCTCGGTGAATACATCGAGCGGGGAGTCCGACTCCCCGCTATCGGTATCCGAACTCATCGTATCATCCCGGTCAACGAGATGGCGATGAGCGTTGCCCATCCGAGGAGGATAACGAACAACGTTACCCAACCGAGGATGTTAATCCGGGAGTTGGTCATCCTCGCCTCCGAGGTACTCGGTTAACGCCTCCCTCGCCGCTCCTTTCGTTTGATGCGGGAACTCCTCCGATACCACATTGATAGCCATCTCCCCGAGGAGCGGGCCGTTGCTCGCCTCCTCAATGACCTCCGCCATCGGTTTGAGATACCATTCGACCGCCTCCCGCATCTCATCCGAGAGGATGAGGTTCCGAGGCTCTCCCTCGCTCTCATACGCCTCAACGCATTCGATGAACCGGAGACGGATTTCATCCGCTCGCTCCGAGGGAGAGGGTTCGACCTCGCCACCATCGGCAACGATGGGGTTCCCATCGGTCGGCTCCGATGACCCTCCGGCGAGCAACTCCGCCTCGATGAACTCGAATAGTTCGAGGAGGCGCTCATCCGATATCTCGGGCCGGGTAACGACCTCCTCCCGGCCATCCCCGAACTCTCGAACGATAGCCTCAACGCGGAGGCTCCCGGTTGCCCGACCGACTCCGAACCACTTGATGCCGTTCGTAAGCGAGGAGGGGAACCCTCGCTCCTCATCGCATGCGAGGCAGACATGCAACCGCTCCTCGGTCGGATGCCGGAACTCCCCCCGACTCCGCCGAACGGGTATCGGGATGAGTTCGTTGAGATGCCCGAACTCGGTTCCGCATCCATCGCATGCGAACAACGCTCGCTCGCTCATGATTCGACCGCCTCCTCATGGTCGGTCGGAGCGATGACCGTTGCCCAATCGCTCGCCTCCTCGATGCTCTCGAATCCATGCTCCGGTTCGAGGTGGTTGAACCATACCCAATACGAGGAGAACGGCTCCCCGCATAGGTCACAATGGATATCGGGAACGGGAGCATCGAACATCGCCGGAGAACCCGCCTCCTCGATGCCGATGGTTGCCTCCTCGTATCCCTCCGGGAGCGACGTAACCGGCTCCCGGTCGGGTTCGGCGGGTTCCTCCGACGTTTCCCCGAGGAGCGAGCGGAGGCGGGAGAGTAAGCCTCCTATCATGCTCCGCCTTCCCCCTCCGGAGCCGCCTTGAGCGATTCGAGGCGGTCGGCCTTTTCGAGCAAATCTTGAATAACGTCATTCATTGAAACCCGCTCGCCGGGTTCGAGGTCATCGAGGTCGTTCCTCCGGCGGCGGAGTTGCTTATATGTCGTCTCTCGGTCAACCGAAACGGTCGTTGTAGAGTCGGAACCCATACGGTAACCCGAAACGACGCATTAGGGTGTTATTAAGGTTATGGACATAATGAGTAATCACTCCTTACCGACCGAGATACGCATGGCTCCCGACGCAACGCTCAAGCATCCTCGCCGCATAGAACGAGCCGGAGACTCCCCAACCCGGCCAAAGGTGAGAGGCTCCCCGGCTCAATTCCTATCGTTGCTCGTTTACATAGGCCCGCCTATGTCATCCCCTCGTAAGTACGTTCCGGGATATCGGCGGCGGTCGGCGGCTCCCGGCGGCGGAGATCATCCTCCGGCTTATAGAGGTCGGAGTGAGCGCCGGTTATCGGTCGGCCCGATTTAACCCCAGCCCCCTCGGATTCCAACGCTCGCCGGATGCTCCGCCGCAACTCCGGTTCTCCCATACCTCGCCATCCGGGAGCCGGTGGGATAACGATTCGGGAGCAACTGTGTCATACGCGCGTAGACCAATGCCCGATTTTGGGAAATTGTATTTCCAACCCACACTTTCATGACCATAGACACACCGATGAAATTTACTACCTTATTCACCCAAACCCTTCTTAGAGAGCCTAAGACCACCGAATGAGGTTGCAGGAAATGCGTCTTAAGTCTCCGAAATGGCGAAATTGTATTTTCCCAAAATCGGGCAGTTGTGCTACGCGCGTAAACAGGGGTTGCTCATCGACGGCGGTTGCGGAGGCGGTCGGCGGGGGTCATCCCTCCCAACCTCCGCTCATCTTTCCCGAGCCGGGGTTCGGCGGCGGGATGCCGGGTTTCAAATACTCCCATCTCTTAGAACGCAACGAGCCGGGAGCCTTTCAGGATTTTAGCCAATCCCCTCGGAACCGTTCCCGGCTCGTTTTCATCCCGCCTTCGCCCTCGGAGAGCCATCGGTCGGCATCGGGTTTTAGGCAACACTTAACGGGGAGTAATCACTTGTTACGAACAAGCGCATGCTCCATGAGTCGGCTCCCCGAGGAGGTACTCCATGAAAGAGAACGAGGAGGAACTCCTCGGGATGCCGACCTCGGAGGTTCCAACCATTGAGGCGGGGAGCAAATGCAACGGTAAGAAATGGGAGAAACGGGGCGAGGAAACGGTTTTCGTTGGCTATTGTGAGAATCCCGCCGGGAAAGGAACCGACCATCTCGCGGAGGGTCGTTGTAAGCATCACGGCGGTTCCTCGCTCAAGGGGGAGGAGCATCCGAATTTCGAGCATGGCTTGTTCTCCGACTTTCTCGATGAGGATGACCGCCGGGATTTGGAGATTATCGGGGAGAGGGGCAACCTCGCTAATCTACAATCGTTAATCAATTACGAGGTGTTCCGTCTCCGGCGAGCCGTCAAAAAGATGAGCGAGGATGCGGAGGGGGGTCGGGGTTCGTTTTGGGATGCGTTCGACCGCATTCTCAACGAGGCAACGGAAACCGGCGGGTTGGATTCCGGTGACATAGCGGCGATGGCCGACCTATTCGGTTCCTCGAACAAGGCGTTTCAATCCCGCGTTGAGGAGGTTCGGAAACTCGTTAAGACGTATGAGGAGTTGACCGAGGGGAGGAAAGTCAACATCGATGGCGATATGGCTCATACGCATGCGGGCGAACCCGGAGGCTCTCCGATACGCATCGAATGGAAAGAGAGCGAGGCGGAGAACGAGGAGGAGGGTCAAGAACCATGATAAGAATCCTTATCGAGAATTGTGAACCCATCCGGAGAGAACGATGAACATCGGCGGTATTTGCATCCCGAGGCGAATCGCCGCCGGGGGAATGGTCATCGGGGCCGTTCTCTCGCTCGCTCTAACAAACAACATCGATGGCGAATTGGCGTTGTTCGCCATCCTCGGGGTCGGAGCCGCTCTCGGGGTTTACGAGCGGGTTCGGGGAGGTAAACAATGACACTTGATGTGAGCGCAACCGAGGTTGCGGCTCCCCTCGTTGCGCTCGCCGGGATACTCCTATACCTCCGCCTCGGTCGGCGGCGGTATGGAGCCGATGCCGACTTTTGGGAGGTCATCCGGCGAACGCTCCTCCCACAACTCAACCGGCTCGCTCGCCGCAACGGATGGGGGTATGCCGCTTACGAACTCTCCGAGGCGGAGTTCGTTGGCAACGTTCCCGCCTCCCCCGAGGTGTTCGAGAAAAGCATCGAGGGGCATGGCTTACTCCGGATGCCCCTCGCCGCGTTCAAGTACGCCCCGGATGGCCGGCCCGAGGTCGGGAGTTGGGCATGGCGTTCGAGCCTCCTCGCTCGCCTCCAACTCCATATCATCATATTCGAGGCGGAGGATGGAACGACCGACGTTTACGGGCATATCGAGTTCAACGCTTACAACCCGGCAACGGCTCTCCTCCATTACACCGGAGCGAAATACATCCCGCTCGGGGAAACCGGGCGCTCGGTCAATTACATCCTCCGGCATATCCGGGAGGTTACGAATGAGCAACGATAGCGGTTCGATGACCTCCGACCGGATTCGGGATATCACTCCCGAGGTCGTTGACGGGGATGCGCTCCCCGTCCGGAGGGAGATGAATCAATGAGCGCAACCGCCGCCTCCGCCGGCCAACCCGAGGGGATGGAATGGAACCCCGAGCGGGGAACCGTCTCCTATGAATTTTGGTCGGCTCAACAAGAGGCGCTTGATGCGTTCATGAGCCGACAGTACGACGTAACCGCGTTCCTCGGGGGATACGGCTCGGGGAAAACAACGACCGGAGCGAGGCTCCTCATTACGCTCGCTCAAAAGTTCGCCGGCTCGAAACACGCGGCGATGGCTATCGATTTCCAAAAGGGAAATGAAACGACGTTCGAGGCGTTGTTCAAGAACCTCCCCGGAGCGAGAACCCACATTCTCACCTCGGGGTTCAACGGCCCGGAACAATCTCCAATCGTTGCCGATTACAATCGGAACGACCATCGGCTCACGTTTACGAACGATTCGATTATCCGGCTCGCCTCCGCCGACCATCCCCAATCGGTCATCGGGGATGAGTTCCAATCGGTATGGCTCGATGAACCGAGTAAGTACCATCCCGATTCAAAGTTGTTCGATATCGCTCTCGATGTTGTTCCCTCCCGGCTCCGGTCGTTCGAGCCTCAATTCGGCCAATTTTGGAGTCTAACCGGGAACGGATACAACGCGGCTTACAAGATTCTACGAGAGCGGGAGAACGCCGATGGCGAGGAACTCGGAACCGAGATGTTCGTTAAACGAGCCTCGATGCTCAACAACCCGTATCTCTCGGAGGCGGTCAAGGAGCGCAACCGCCGCCAATACGCCAACTCCTCGTTGGCCGAACAAGCGTTGCATGGCGGGTTCGCCGCCGCTCAAGGGTTAGTTTACGACCTTGACCGGGAGGAGCATATCGCCCCCCTCGATGTTCATGAGGAGAACGGGGAGGAGCATTATGCAATTGAACTTGGTTCGAGAACAATTCCGGTTGACCCCGAGTATCGGGTTTACGGGTACGACCATGGATGGCATCCCGACCCCCGAGCCGTTCTCGAACTCGGGCGAACCATCGGAGAGAACCGCCTCGTTGTTCTCGATGAATTTAGGCGAACCAAATCCCCGCTCCCGGAAACGATGCGATGGCTCGGTTCAAAGGTCGGCGGGGTCATCGCATGCGAGCATATGCCCGAGGATATCGAGGAACTCAACGCCGGCTCGGAGTCGGCTCCTCAATATGACCCTCGGGAGTTCGAGGCGATTGAGGCGAACAAGAGCCTCGATGCCGGTATCCAAAAGGTTGCCGGCGAATGGCTCAACCCGAGGGATGCGGAGGGGAACCCGCTCCCCCCGAGGCTCCTCGTTGCCGACCGTTGCGAGGAACTCATCAACGAGTTCTTTTCATACAAACAAGAGGAAATCGGCGGGAAAGCGGCGGATGACCACCTCCTCGATTCCCTCCGATACGCTATCATGGCCGTTGAGGAGGGAGCCGATACCCGCTCGGAGATGGGGTTCGGAACGCTCTCGATGGGGTAATACAACCATGGAACTCAATTTCATCATCGGAATCGGGGCATCGGTCGTTACAATCATCGCCGCCATCTCCTCCGGCATCCGTCACCTCGGGAGAGCCGGAGCGGTCGGGTGGGTTGCCGACCGGCTCGGGGTTGACCTCGCCTCGATGGTCATACCGGAACCCGGCGAGGATACCGGCTCGCCTCATACGGAGGAGGGGAACCGGAGGGTCAATTTCCTCCTTGAGCATTTTTACCCCCCGGAGTTCGAGGAGGCTCTCCGCCGTTGGGCCAACGAACCGGGAGACGGGTATGATACGACCGACCTCGTTCATCTCGCATGCGGGGAGGTTGCTCCCGGAGCGGTCATCGAAATCGCTCTCGATGGCGAGGGGCAGAATCTCCGAACCCGCATCCTCGGGCAACATCTAACCGATGCGGAACTCGGTTCGTTGCTCGATGACCGGGAACTATGGCCGAACCCCATCCATCAAGTCGCTCAACTTGAGGATGACCCCGGCAACGCATACGCATGGATACTCTCCGAGGAGGCAACCGAGGAGGATAGAGCCTCCCTCCGGAGCGAAATCGAGAGTACGTTCATCGAGATGCAACATTCCGAGCCGGATTCGTTGCATTTCATCGTTGGGAACATCGATGGCATACAGGAACTCGATGCGGAGACGGTCGAAAGGTACGTAAAACCATGGCTCAAGGAGCAAAACGATAGCGAGGAGGAGAATAAGTAACAATGCCCGTAATTACCCCCGGAGCGAAACGAGAACTCGGAGTTATCAACGCGCAAACGACCGACCCCCGAGGAGAGCGAACTCAATTCTTTTTCGATACCGAGAAAGGCATCCCCCGCCGGGATGACCTCGGAACGGTTCGGATGCTCGAAAAGACGCATCCCGTCTCCCTCCCGCTCGGAACGATTAAAACGCAAGTCTCAACGACCGATTGGGTCATCCGACCAACCGTTGATGACCCCTCCGAAAAGCATGAGGAGGCGGCGGCGGAAATCGAGGAGTTCCTCAAAGGGAATTACAACTCGAACGGTGACCCTTTCGACCATCTGACGAAACAATGGGCGCATGACATAATCTCGCTTGATACCGGGATTATCGAGAAAGTTCCCGGCGAGAACGGATACCTCCGGGAACTCTATAACCGGGATGGGGCCGTTTTCACGAAATCGCTCAATCGGCATGACCAACTCCCCGAGCCTCCCGAGGCGGCTTACTGGCAGTTTCAATTCTCGGGGGCCATGGAGCCGTTCGACCCCTCCCGGTCGTTGCATGAGATGGCGGAGGAGTTCGGGGGAGCCTTCCCCTACATGCAACGCCGGGGAGAACCCATCGGGTTCTCGCGGGAACAACTCGTATGGACGGAAACGAACCCGGCTCCATGGCGGCATTACGGGTTTGGGAAGGTGCAACAAGCGAGGCGGATAGCGGAAATCATCCTCAATCAAGATACCTCGAACCTCTCGTATTTCGCTAAGAACGAGGTTCCGGATGGCGTTGTGAACGTCATCGAGGCGAATCAAGATGAAATCGAGGATTTCCGCCAATACTGGAAAGATGAGGTAAAGGGGCAAGAGCATGTTCTCCCGGTCGTTGGCGGGGCCGGTTCCCAAATCGAATGGATACCGTTCCGACCGACTCCGGATGAGTTGGAGTTCATGGCATCCCAAAAGTGGTATCATCAACTCGTTTGGATGGTATTCGGCCTTAATCAAGGCGAGGTCGGGGATATCGAGAACATCAACCGAGCAACCATGAAGGAACAAGCGGCTAACGTGTTCCGAACCACAACAAAGCCGCTCCTTGACCGAATGGAGAACGACCTCAATCGGCATGTTCTCGCGTTCATGGAGCCGTATCATCGGGTTGGCGGGGAACTCGAATTTGCATGGCAAATCGATAACCCGGCGATGAAAGAGCGGGAGCGCCAACGCCAAAAGGAGGATTTGGAGAGCGGAACGAAAACGGTCAACGAAATCCGTCAAGAGCGGGGGGAGGATGCGCTCGATTGGGGGAATATGCCGCTCGAACTCATGCGCTCGGTTGCTCGCAACCATCCCGGTTGGGCGCTTGAGAAATGGGCGGAGGTGGATGACGCTCCCTCGCCGGCTCCGGGCGGCGGTTTGCTCTCCGCTTACGGCGGCTCCTCGGGAACGAACAACGAGGCGGATTCGGGAAACCGGAATAGGGGAGCGGAGGAGGCTCCCCGCTCGTTCGACCGGCTCCCCTCCTCCGAGAGCCTCTCGTTTGCCGACGTGTACCCGCTCAAGGATGATGGCTCGCTCCGGGATGAGCCGTATAAGTTCCAATACCCGCCGCTCGTTGGGCATGCGGAGGGAACCGAGGCGGAAATCGAGAGCGGCATCAAGGGATACGAGGATGACCTCCTCGCCATCGCGGAGGAGCATTTCCCCGAGGAGGAACCGCCGACCGAGTTCGGGCATCGGCCCGCCATGGATGATGACCTCGCGGATTTCGCCTCCGCGCTCTCCGGAACCCTATCGGGCATCGTTGTGCAACGCAACATCGAGGCGATGGGGCTATCCGCCGAATACCATGCCCAAAAACTTGAGGAGGAGGCGGAAAAGGCGTTTTCGCAAAAGAACGATGAGGAGGTTGCCATCGAAATCGAGTTCGACGTTGAGGATACGTTCGCCTCCGAGCGCATGGAGGCGGAGGCGGCTCAACGGATGGTTACCGTCTCGAATACAGTCAAGGAGACGGTTCGGAGAACGCTCACCGAGGTTGCGGAGGATGGCGGCAACGTAACCGAGGCAACGAGCCGGCTCAAGGACGTTCTCGATACGAACATCCCGAATCATGCTCGCCTCGTTGCTCGAACCGAAACCCGGATGAGTCAATCGGCGGGGAGTCAAGCATTGGCCGAATCCTCCGACCTCATAGAAGGGAAAGAATGGAACGCAACCGATGACGGTCGAACCCGCTCATGGCATGAGGCGATGGATGGGGAGATTGTTCGCAAAGAGGATTCGTTCCTCGTTCCGAGCGTAACGACCGACCCCGATGAGACGCAACCCTCGGATTACCCCCGAGAGGCGTTTACGGTCGGGGATGACCAACCGTTTAACTGTCGTTGCGTGCAGGAGCCGGTTCTCGCGGAGGATATGCCGGATGACCTCAAGGCGCTCAACGCCATGGCGGGGGTCAAGGCGTTCTCGGTTCCGAAAGACTCCGACCGCATGCGAGAGGTCATCAAGGAGGTTGGCTCCCCCGGCGATGCGCTCTCCGACGTTCTCGGGATGGCGCTCGAACAAGCCGGCTCGAAAAACGCGGCATGCGAACTCCTCTCCATTTCGACCGCAACCCTCTATGATTGGGGCAAAACGGTCGGGATGCCCGAGTTCGCAACCTAACCCTCGGGTTTTTACTCCCGGAACCGCCTCTCTCCGGTGACCGATAAGGCAACCCTCGCCTCGATGACTCCGCATAGATGCCGAAAGCATCTCGTTCCCCGCTCGGGAGCCGGCGGATGGGAGGGGGAGCGTTGCTCGGTCGTACTCCGGTAGGGTAGTTAGGCCAATCCTCGGGGTCTTTGGAACCCCGGACGGGAGTTCAAATCTCCCCCGGAGAATCAACCGTTGAGAGGTCGGAGGAGGTTTCTCAAACGGGATTCGTTGCCCGCATCCTCGCATTGGAGGCGGCGGAGCGCATCGAGCGCCTCCTCCCCGTTCGGGCCGAACGTGTAACCCTCATCCACCTCCCGAACGATACCGTACTCCTCCAATTTCGGGAGATGGCATTGATGCAACGAGATGTATGCCCGCTTGTACCGCTTTCCGCGCTCCTCTCCGGATACCTCTCGGGCGATTTCTTGTTTCGTAACCATCCCCTCGCTGGCGATGGTTCGGATGGCCCCTCTCCGCCGTTCGTTGGCGAGGGAATCGAGAACCGCATCTAAGCCAATCCCCTCGAACCCGTTTGCTTTCATGGTAACGACCGCCAACCGCTCGGTTAGGGTTCTATTCACTTTGGTATGAACCCCTTAATATACGGAGGTTGAAAGGAGACGGTCGGAACCTGACCTTTCGGGGCCGGGGGAGTCGTGGCGCTCCCTCGGAGCCGCCGACCGCCGGCTCGGGGGCATGCCCGCCGGCATCATCGGAGATAAGCCTCCGCCGGGTTTGAGCCGGTTAGGTGTTCGTTAACATGATACTTCAACCCTCGGGAGGGTCGGCCCGGAACGCGGCCCGATGGTCGCTAAAAGGAGGCTAAAATAAAGGTAATGCCATCTTAACGGGTTGGATGAGACGCTCGGATGACCATTCAACCGAAAACGACGTATCGGAGCGAGAACGACTCCGGCCAACTTGAGGTTCGTAAATCGTTCGCCGTTAAGCGAGAGAATCTCAAGGTTTGGAAGGAGGAGAACGATAGCGGAACCGAGGTAACGCATATTGAGGTTCCCGTCTCCTCGCCATCCGAGGATAGGGATGGGGATGAGTTCTCCGAAAACGGGTTAGAGAGCCAAAAGAGCCAATTCCAATCGGGAACGGTCGGAATGTGGCTTGACCATGGCCTTTCCCCGGAAACGATGTTCCCGGATTACCGGGTTCTTGAGCAAATCGGCGGATGGAAAGACTCCCGCGTTGCGGATGACGGGGAACTTTTCGCAACCGCCGCTCTCCGACCGAGTTCGGAGGAGGCAACGGAACTCGAAACGATGCTCGATGAGGGGGTTGCCCCTGTCGGGTTCTCGGTCGGGTTCATCGTTACTCAATCGGAGGATAAGGAGGATTCCGAGCATGGTCAAATCTTTCATGATGTTGACCTCCTCGAATGCTCCGCCGTAGGCATCCCCTCGAACCCCGATGCCATGGTTTCCGATTCGGCTATGGCGGCGGCGAAAGCCGTCACCGATGCCGGCGGATACGATGGCGAACCCGAGGAACTCGCTCGGAACATAACCCGAGAGATGCGCTCGCTCCCACTTTCAAACGAAACCAATGAAACGAGAACTCGAACCATGAGCGACGGCGAATCGAAACAATCCGAGGAGGAACTCGATGCGGCGGCAACCCTCCTCGAAACGTACCTCGAAAGCGATGATGCCTCCGGGGATGACCCCGTAAGCGATGCGATTCAATGGGCATCCGAGAACGAGGATGCCGAGGCGGAACCCCTCCAAACCGTTGCGGAGGCGGCTCTTGAGGAATCCGATGCCGACTCCCTCGATGAGTTGGCCGTCTCCTCGGTAATCGAGTACGTTAACGAGAACAAGGAATCCGACTCCGATGGGGAGGAGGATGAGGAGGAGGAATCCGGGGAACCCAACGACGGGAAATCCGGCGAGAACGACCCTCCGGAACTCCGCTCCCAAATCCGGGATGCGCTCGATGAGGTTCTCCTCGATGCGCTCACCGATGAGGAGGCGCTCCGGGAACTCGTTTCCGATGAGGTTCGGAACGCGCTCGCGGAGGAGGAGTTCGACGTTGACGTAACCGACTCGTTCGTTGAGGAACTCCGCTCGGAGTTGTTCAAGGACGGGGCCGGTTCCAACGGCTCGAAACCCGCTCCGGCGGGTACGATTTCGACGTATGAACCCGAGGAGGAGGAATCCGAGGGTTCGGGCGGTAACGGTAGCGGCGGCGAGAATGGCGGCTCGGGGAACGCCTCGAAACCCTCCCCGGCCATCGGAAACTAACACACAACAATGTCCGTTCAAATGCAAAAGGCGCTCGGCCTAAACGACCATCAAAAGGTATTCAAGGAGATTTGGGAGGCGAACAACATCCCGACTCTCAACAAGGGATTCGGGAAGATAACCACCAATCGGCAAGCCGCGTTTGCCGATGAGGACGTTCGAGAGAACTTCAAGGGGTTCGCCTCCAACCATCTCAAGGAGACGCTCGAACGCCAACGCTCCGGGGAGATGCATCAAAAGGCGGCGATGGATGAACCGGCGGTTTCGGGAGCGACCCCGCTCGTTTTCGACCCCGATTTCATCTCGATTCTCCGGGAGGAGGCTCCGCTCATGGAGCGGGTTCCTCAAGAGGGGCAACAGGGGTTCTCCGCCGAATACATCCGCATCGATTCGCGGGATGACGCTATCGGGTTCACCTCCGAGAGCGACATTCTCGACCTAACGAACAACAACAAGGCGGGCATCGGGTTTAAGCGGGGTTCGACCGACATGGAGATTTGGGTTGACCTCGTTGAGATTTCGGACTTCGCCGCCGCCGGCTCCGATTTCTTCTTCGACGTTCGGGATACGACCCTCGGGGAGCGGGTTGCCAACGCCTCGCAAGCAAAGGAGCGAGCGATGCTTTACGGTGACCCCTCGGTTGGCTCCGGAACGGGTGACCTCCTCGATGCGAACGCATACGAGGGATTCGCAACCGTCATCTCGGATGATGCGGGGGCGAACAACGACGTTGATAAGAGTACGACCGATATCGGGGGAACCGATGGGTTCGTTAAGGATATCAAGGCGGAAATCAAGGACATGGTTCAATCCAACAAGAGGGTCAACAAGAGCGACCTCGAAATTTGGACGAGCCACACCGCGTTTGACCACCTCGAAAACGAGGCGGAGGTCAAGCGGCGGGTTTCCGCCGATGCGAACTCGGTTGATTACGGATTCGAGACGTTCCGTATCTCCGGGGTTGACACTTTCGCATCCCACAACGTTACCGAGCATGATGACAACTCCGGCGGCTCCGGGGCAAAGGTCGGCTCCGAGGGAGACGTGTTCATCATGAACCGCCGGGAGATGCGCGACCGGGCGCTCATGCCGATGAGTACCGTTCCGCTCGCTCGCCTCGGGTTCGGGGAACTCGTTGCGATGGGAGAGTTCTCCGCTCCCATCCTCCGAGGTAACGGCCACCTCTCGCGCTACCTCAAGAACTACCAAATCTAAAACAATGGGAGACGTTCGCCAACCGGGAAATAATACCCCCGGCATCGAGGGAGTTCAAGAAAAGACAGCGGTTTTGTTGACCCTCGCGGATACGGTTGCCGCCGCAACCGCAACCCTCGCGCTCTCCGGAGCGTATGGGGGAACCCCCGACCTCGTTGGAGTGACGTTCGAGGTCACTGGGGCCGGCTCCGCAACCGAGGTTACCGGGTTCAACGTTACGAACCGCTCCGCCAACTCGATTGACGTTGAGTTTACGCTCGATAGCGGAACCGGCTCGAACGACGTTCGGGTAACGGGTTGGGCCGATGGCCCGGCGGAGTAACCGCCATGGAGTACCAACAACGGCCCAATGATACCTCGGGAACGGTAACCACGGGGTTGCGAGAACGGTTCCCCGTCTCCGCCAACGATGACGGGGAGCGAACGTTCGAGGTTCCGGAGAGCCTCGATGCCGCCGCTCATGAGCGCCTCATCTCCGCCGGCCATACGCCGCTCGAACCGGAGAGCCTCCCCTCGGGGGTAACGTATAACGAGGGAGACTCCGAGGCGAGCGAGAGCGGCTCCTCAAGCGGCTCAGGGGAGGGGCCGACCGATGGGGCATCCGAGAGCGAGCCGGCGGAGAGCGACTCCGGGAGCGGCGAGGATGCGGCGGAGAGTTACGACCCCGCCGACCCTCCCGAGCCGCTCGGTGAGATGAACCGCTCCGAACTCTATCAGTACGGGAACGAGGAACTCGAACTCGAACTCGAATGGTCGGGGGAGGGGGCGCTAAACGAGAGCGAGATGCGGGAACGCATCAAGGAGGAACTCGGAAACGATGGCGAATAAAAAGACATTCGAGAACGGCAAGGTTCGAGATGCCGACACCGACCCCGAGGGGGAGGAGGATGACGCATGAGCCGGGGAACGAACGAAACCTCGGTATTCTCGGGAACGTTCTCGGATACGAACGACCATTACCTCCCGGATACGACCGCCGCCGATACCGAGGGGTATGACGTTCGGACGAAGGAACGTACCTCGGTCGTTGTAACGAACGACCAAGACCAAGATGCAACGGTTGACCTTGAGGGGTCGGCGTTCAACGATAAGGGGATGGCCGATGCCGGCTCCCTCCTCGGTTCGACCGTAACCGTTGCCGCCGGGAGTACGGAAATCGTATCGGTTCCCATTGAGGCGGCTCCGGCGTTCCTCCGGCTCAAGGTATCGTTCGCAACGGCTCCGACCGGGAACAACCCGATTACGGCAACGTACCAATCGGATGAGAGCGGGTAACCGGGGGTAAACAACGATGGGATACGCCGACCCCGACGTTGTTAAGCAAACCTCCGGGATAACCGCCAACGACCTCTCGAACGTTTCGAGAGCAACGGAACTCGATACGCTCATCACCGCGCTCAACGACCGGGCGAAATCCCGTATCGATGAGTTTTGCGGGCGGGATTTCGAGAGCCATCTCGGGGAGACGGTCAAGGTTGACGGCAACGGGAGAACCGAACTCTCCCTCCGCCGGCATGCCGCCGGGGAGGGGTTGTATCAACCCATCATCTCGCTCACCTCGGTCAAACTCCATAACTCAACGCTTGATGCGAGCGATTACCGCATCAAACCGCAACCGAACTCGTTGCCCAATCGGAACGCGGGCATCATCGAGCGGAAACATGCTCGATGGCCGGAGGGTTGGGAGAACATCGAGGTTACGCTCGATTGGGGATTCTCCTCGCCGCCGGATGAGGTCAAATCGGTTGCCGAAAGCATGGTCAAGGAGGCGCTCCTTGATGCGGCTCAAGCCGACAAATCGAGCGGGGCCGAATCCGTCTCCATGGATGGCTATTCGGTATCGTTCTCGAACCGCATCCAACTCTCCGATGAGGAAAAGGGGCGGCTAAAGCCGTTTCGGAGGTTGGCAAAAGCATGAGTTGGAGCATCCAACTCATCGTTGCCGCCATCTCCGCGTTGTTCTCGGTCATCCTAACGGCCATCGTTTCCTATCTCGCATGGCGGGGGCGGGGGGTTCTCGGGGATATCGATAAGAACTCCTCGTTCCGCCGGCTCATGACCGGAGAGGAGACTTACGAGCGGGATTCGGGCGAACTCCAGCGCATCGATGCCCAATTTAACCGGCTACGGGCCGAACAAGAGCGAGAGCATGCGGAGGTTCGGGAGGATTTGGTTGAACTCAAGGAGGAAATTCAATACCTAACCGAGTTCGTTCGCCGCATCGGGCGGGCCATCAACCGCTCGGATATTGATGAGACGGTACAAGACCCCGAGGGGAAAACCTCCCCCGGATTTTACCGAACCGGCTCCTCCGATACTAACGATGACTAATCCAAACGCGCTCATCAAGCGACATGGCGAAACCGTTGACCTCGAACGGGTAACGAATGCGGCTTTCGATGAGTACGATGAACTCGATAAGAGCGCCTCAACGGTCGAAACGGTGACTGTTGAGGCGTTCATCTCCCAACCGAACGAGAAAGAACTTACTCGGTTGGAGGGGAAAGCCTCCATGGAGAGCCTCAAGGCAACCGTTGACTCCTCGATTGATATCGAATCCGACCGGCTCGGGGGCGGCGATATCATCATCCGGGATGGAACCCGATACAAGGTTGCGGAGGTTCGCCGGGATACGCATCCGATGGTTGATATCGAGAAAACGACCGCGTTCCTTGACCCCCGCGCCGGGAGGGAATAGGAATCGATGCCCGATGATTTCTCGGTTGATACTCGGGTGTACGAGGGGCTTGTTGATGACGGAACCGACCTCGTAGGCATCGCCTCCGAGGAGGCGTTCAAAGCGGCGATTCGCACACAACGTAAATGGCGGGAGAACCTCGATGACGGGGTTGGAGCCTCCGGCAACCATGGCCGTTCGTATCGGAATACCGGCGAGGCTATCGGAGACGTTACCGTTACCCCCTCGGAGGAGGGAGCCTCCGAATACACCGTTGGGGGAGACGTTGTTCAACTCGCCGTTGCGGAGTTCGGGCGGGTTCCGACCCCCGGCTCTCCGCCGCCGTTCGAGGCGATAGCGGATTGGGCGAGGGAGCGGGGGTTGAACCCCGAGGATGGGCAAACGTTCGAGGAGATGGTTGATGCGATTCGGTGGTCAATCGCAGATAACGGGTTGGAGGGGTTCGCTCCCGGTCGGCTCGCCGCCAAAGAGGTCGGCCCGACCTACAAGGAGAACGTTGAGGAGCGAATCAACCGAATTATCGAGGAACAAGAGGGGTAGCCTCCCGAGGAAACCCGGTTCCGCCGCCTCGAACACGGGGTTGTATCGCTCGAACCCGCCTCCAACCCCCGGTTCAACCGCTAAAATCGAACTAAAATAATGGCGTTGGCGTTCCGAGGGTTGCTCAAGCGGCTCCCGAGCGAACAAGCCGGGGGTTGCCATGCCGAACGAGGCAACGAATGACCGTCATCGCAACCGAAAATCTCTCAACGGAAATCGTACTCCACCAATTCCGGGACAGGCTCCGGAACGTCTCCGGGCCGAACGATGCGGATACCCTTACCGACCCCAAAGCGGGGAGCCGGGATTCGGGGCATCCGTTCATCGTTACCTCGTTCCCGGATACGAAACCGCTTTACCCGATGGTCATCGTTCGGGAGGCGGGCGATGCGGGGAGTCGGCCCGACCGCCGGGTTGACCTCCATGAGCATGAGTATGACGTTGCCGTTGAGATTCTAACCCGTTCCTCAACGACGTATTTCGACCTCCGGGATTCGATTCGGGGATGGTTCGAGGATGCGATTGAAACGCTCGCCGCCAACGGGTTCGAGGATGGCGAAATCGTTAGCGCCAACCGAACCAATTGGGAGAACGACGTTTCCGTTGTGTCGGGGGGGGTCGTTTTCCGAGGAACCGTCAACACCAAATAATCATGAGCGAACAACGATACCGACTTACCGAGGAGTATAGCAGATACACCGCCTCCGGCATCCATATCGAGGGTGGGGAGACGGTCGAACTCGATGCGAACCGAGCGGAGTCGCTCGTTGAGGATGGCATCCTCGAACGGGCCGGCGGGCCGGAAACGAACAACGATAGCGGGGAGAACGAGGAGTAACAACCATGGTAAGATACCTACAAGCGAGCGAGGGAGTCATAGCATTCGGCGTTGAGGGAGCGGCGTACTCGAAAGCAACGAGCGTTGACCAATATTTCGGACTCATCCGGGAGGACGTTGAGCCGCCGAACCCGAACCCCCAAACGCCGATGAGTACCGCCGGGGAGCGCCGGGGGCCGCATCTCAACTCTCCCGACCCTAAGGAACTCTCGTTCGACGTTCCGTTTCAACCGCTCGATGAGAAACCGCCGTATGAGGTTGCGCTCGGAACCCGAACGACCTCGCAAGTTGACCCCGATGGAAACGCCGGCTCGGGCGATGAGTACCAAAAAGACGTAATCACCGAGGCGAACCGCCTCCCGACCATGACGGTCGGGCATTGGCAAAGCGATGGCTCCTCCGATGTTCTCGAATCCTATTACATCGGAACGAAAGCGAGCCTCGAAATGAGCGCCTCGCAAGGTGAACCGCTCTCGGTGACCATGAGCCTCATGAGCGCCGAACTCGATGCAACGACCCCCTCGAACGGAACGCCGGGAGCGGCTCCAACGCTCAACGTTCCCCAACAAACCCCGTATCGATTTTGGATGCTCGGGGATATCGATATGAGCCTCTCCTCGGATGGCTCCGCCGTGAAAACCCTCGGTTCCGTGCATTCGTTCGATTTGAGTTGGGATAACGGACTCGAATCGAACAACCACGGGAACGGGCGGGATGCGTATTCTATCTCCGAGAGTACGGCGGAGGAGAAATACGACCATTCGCTCGGGGTTACCATCGAGGATATGGAACTCTATGAGCGGGCGTATAACGATGGGGAGCCGGTTGATATCGAAATCCTCCTCAACAAGAACCCCGCCTCGGGAGCGGCTCGCTCCGACCTCCGGGATGCGATGTATCTCCGGCTCAACGGGGCAACCATCAACTCCGGGCCGTCTCCGCTCCCCGGAGAGGGGAAAATCGAGGCGGATATCGGAGTCTCCCCGAGGAATACGGAAATCGAGATTCATACCCCGGCCTAACCGGGCGAACCAACGGCTCGCTCCGAATAAGGAGCGAACTCAAGCGAACGCAAATCAATGTCCGAATCCAACTCCCCGGCGAACGAGCCGGGAACGACCGAGGAACCGACCGAGAACAACGCCGGCTCCGAGAGCCTCTCGTTCGAGGAGATTCAATCCCTTGATAAGCGACTCAAGGCAAAGCGAAAGACTATCGAAATCGCCATCCCCGACCCTGATAACCCCGAGACGGTTGCCGGGGTTGCGGAGTTCGAGTATCGGATGCTCTCCGAGGATGAGAAAGATGAGGCGGAGGATGCGGCGGTCAACATCGAAACCAAACGCAACAAGGAGGAGATTTCGACCGACTCCGGGGCGTTGCGAGCAACCCTCATCAAGCATGGCGTTACGAGCGGGCCGGAGGGGTTCAAGTTGAACAACGAACGGTATGCCCGCGAACTCCCCTCGTACCTCAAGGAACCGCTCGCGGAGGCTATCGAGAACTTTAGCGAGATGCCGGAGGAGGATAGAGCCGGGTTTCCATGATTTCGGGAGGGGAAAGAATGTTGCTCCCGAAACCCCGAGGGAACGCCGGGTTTTCGAGCAACATCTCCTCCTCTCGGAGTACGGGATGGGCGGGGCATGGCTATACGAGAACGCGCCGGCTCCGGAGTACCGAGCGCATCTCGCCATCCTACAAGGGAAGGCGGAAAAGGAATCTGAGGAGCGAGATAAAGCCGAGCGAGAGGCGGAGAACGCCTCGTAACAACCCGAGATAACTCACTATGGCATCGGTAAGCGAGGTTACGGTCAAATACGCGGCGAGGGGAGCGAAAGAGGCTCAACGAGCCGATAAGAACGTTCGGAGTTCCATCAAGGAGACGGCTCAAACGGCCCGGAAAGAGTCGGGAACAATCTCCCAATGGATGCAAAGCCACAAAACCGCGTTGTTAGCGATAGGCGCGGCAACGGCGGCGGCGATGGGGATGATTATCAAAGCCTCGCCGGAACTCTCCGCGCAACTCTCCTCGGTTCGCCTCGGGTTCTCGTTGCTCGCCATGACCATCGGCTCCGACCTCGCTCCGGCAACCGAGGGAATCGGGCAAACGGTCATTGATTTAGCGGATGCGTTCGCCGGCCTTGATTCATCGATACGGAAACCGATATCGGCCATCGTTTCGCTCGCCGGTATCGTTGGGGTACTCATCCCGGTCATCGCCGGGTTGGAGACGCTCCTCGCCGGAACCGCCATCGGCGGGGCGCTCGCCTCCGCCGCATCAACCGCCGCCGGAGCGTTGGGTTCGTTGGTCGCTTTCCTCGGGGGGCCGGTAACGCTCGTTATCCTCGCCATCATCGCCTTAGCGGTCGGATTGTATCTCGCATGGAAAACGAATTTCCTCGGGATTCGGGATATAACGGCCAGCGTTCTCGGGTTCATTCAAGCGAAAGCGGCGGCGGTCGTTGCGTTCCTCATGGGGCTTTGGAGTTCGCTCGTTTCGTTCATGCTTCCGCTCATCAAGTCCCTATGGGCAACGTTCGTTACCTCATTCAACGGAATCAAGCAAGCCGTAATGGGAGCGTTCAACCTCGTTCGGAGCATCATCAAAACGGTTCTCGGAGCGGTTCGAGGGTTCATTCAAACGACCCTCGCCAAACTCTCCCAACTATGGGCGCTCCATGGTACGGCGATAAAGCAAGAAGTTCGAGAGACGTTCGCCGCCATCCGGGGGTACATCCAACCCGTTCTTAATTTCCTCAAGGTCATCATCCGGGCAACGTTCGCCATCATCGAGACGGTCATCAAAACGACGTTCGGGGTCATTGAGGGGATAATCCGGGCAACGACCGCCGTTATCCGGAAGATTTGGCGGAAGTTCGGGGATGAAATCATGACGGTCATCCGAACCGCGCTCGCCATTGTGCGAACCATCATCGTTACCGCTTTCGATGCCATCATGACCGCCATCCGGGTTGCGCTCAACATTATCCAAGGTGATTGGGAGGAGGCATGGAGCGCCATTGAGGGGTTCCTCTCCCGGACGAAAAAACGCCTCCTCTCGCTCGTTGATAACATCATCTCCGGAGTCAAGGAGAAATTCACCGGGATGGCCGATGATGCGATGGGTTGGGGGAAAGATATCATGAACAACTTTATCTCGGGCATCCGCTCGAAAATATCCGAGGCAACCGACATAGCGAGCAACGTTGCCGATTCGGTCAAGGAGCATCTCTCGTTCGACCGGGTTCAAAACGACCGAATGGCCCAACGATGGGGTTCCGACCTCGTTGAGCATTTCGCTAAGGGGATGAACCAAAACCGGAACTCCCTCTCCGCCGCGCTCCCCCAACAAGAACGGGGCGCTTTCGGCATGGCTCCGGCAACCTCGCCGGGAGCCGGCGGAGGCGGTGGTTCAACGACCATCGAGATAACCATCGAGGAGGGAGCCATTCAAATGCGAGGGAGCGGCTCCTCCGCCATCGATTCCGACCGATTGGCGGAACAAGTATCGAGCGAGATTAGTAGCCAATTCGGGAGGCGGTAATCGATGAGTGACCATACCAATATCCGGCTCGAAACGACCGGCGGAACGGTCGTTGCGTATCTCGCTCCGAACTTCAAAATCGAACCCGTTGCCAAAAACGACCTCTTTAGTCAAGCCCGACCTCGGGGGAAACCCTCGATATCCCGCGACCAACAGGTAATCACGCATCAAGTGGTTGCTCAAGGCGTATTCGAGCATTCGGAGAACCTCCCGCCGGCTCATGCCTCCGACCTCGAAACCCTATTCGGGCATGCCCCGGTGACCGCTCGGGAACAAGTTAACCGGCTATTCGATTACATGATTCAAGAAGGCGGGCCGTTCCATCTCTATGATGTGGCGGATGAGTATCGTTACTCGGAGGGGAGTATTGATTACGAGGCGGGGAAATTCCCGCCGGTCAATATCGATGAGTTCCGGCCACCCTCCGAGGGAGGGTTCGAGCGGTTCAACTACATGATAAAAATGATTGTGGGAGTTGAGCGATAGATGGGGGTTGATTGGCGACTCCGCCGGATGAACGATAAGGCGTTGTATTTCTCGGAATCGGAAACTGATACGGGAACAATTACGCAAAGTTCCTCGCTCTCGAATGCGCTAAGTTCGGCTCCGGTTACAATCTTGATGAAAGCCTCCCCCCGCTCCGGTGAACTCGGAGGGTCATGGAATACTTATACTGCATGGGGTTCCAAACGTTCGGATGGAACAACCGGAACAACCCGAACGGAAACGACCGGGGATGATAACGAATCTCTATATACGAGATGGGTAACGGATTCAGGAGCGAATTGGGCGAGGAGCCAAGGTTCCTATCTAACCCCGGATGAACCGAATACGCATGCCTCGGTTGTTGAGGATGCGGGAGGGGGAGATATCACTTTCAAGGAGTACCATAACGGGGAACTCACCGACAAAAAAACCGCCGCTGATACGTTGGCCGACCTCAACGGTGATGTTAACCTCCATTCGTCAGATGGGCATATCCGAGCGGAGTTCCTCATTTACAACCGCTCGCTCTCCGCCTCCGAAATCCGGGAATATCATAACGAGGGAACGGTTCCGGATGGTTCTCAAACCGTTTGGCTTAAAATAAACGAGGGTTCGGGAACAACGCTCTCCGACTCCTCCGGCAACGGGAACGATGGAACGCTCTCCGGGCCGGGTTGGGTTGTTGACTCTAACCCGTTCGCCCTCGAACCGAGCCTCCTCGATGTTCGGGTAACGGATACGTTCAACCGATTCGCTCGGGATGCAACCGTCGTTCTCGATGACCCCGAGGGGGTTCTCCGGGCCGATTACCCCTCGGGGTATCCCGTTCAATTGGAGGTCAAGCGGGATATCGATACGAGTTGGTCGGTTCGATTCGGCGGGTTCGTATTCGGGGATACCACCGACCGGAATACGCTCGAACTCGATATCCTCGGCCATGACCTTTGGCTCCGGCGGCGAAAGATATTCGACTCCTATACGGATACGGCCATCTCCGCCATCCTCAAAGACCTCATCCAAACCTATACCCCGCTCAATTGGGATGCCTCGCTCGTTGAGGTTACGGATGGCCGGCTCTATACCCGCCAATGGAAAGGCGAGGCGTTGGCGGAAATCATCGATGAACTCTCCGCCGCCTCCGATGGCGAGGAGTTCGGAGCAACCAACGATGCCCGTTTCTATTTCCAACCTCGGGAAACGAGCCAATCGCCTCGGTCGTTCGGAGTCGGGGAGTATTACAAAGCCGATTTCGATGAGGATACAACCCGAGAGGTCAACCGGGTAGTTCTCTATTACGGGGAGGGTTCGAGTACCGGAGCCGTTGCCGTGCAAGATAGAGCCTCGCAACGAGCGTTACAAAACGACCTCGGAGCGCCCCGGCCCGTTGTTATCGAGAAAACCGCCAACTTCCCCGAGATAGTGAACGAGGCAACGGCGGAAACCCGAGCGAGGAAAATCCTCGGAGCGCAAACCTCAATCCGAACCGGGAAACTCCGGAGTTGGGATGCGTTCGACGTAACCCCCGGCGATATCGCCACGGTGACCGCCCCCGCGCAAAACGTTGACGGGGAGTTCCGGGTTGCGGAAATCGAGTATCGATGGCAAGCCGATGAAACCCGGCTCCGGTTGGCGGAGAACTCCGCCGGAGTCGTTGACGTTCTCTCGGGGCTTTCCGATGAGGTTACCCGCGTTGATGCGAAGGGGGCCGATGAGAACGCCTCGGTTAACGAGGTGGTTGACCTCTTAGGCGAGGTGGTTGTTGAGACGGATATCGAGGTGTTGACGTACTCGGTTCCCGCCGACCAACTCCTCTTTGGGGATTGGAAAGGCGGGTTCGGTGACCCCGACGTTGGCGGCGGTCGGCTCGGTGACCAACGCGGGGATGCAACTAAGGTAGTGTAGTCTTAAGGAGAGATTAAACACATGGTAACAAGCGCAACAACGACCGAGATGCTCAATCTCCTCCGAGATACCATCGATGGGGAACTCTCGGAGATAGCGGTCGGAACCGGCTCCTCCGACCCCTCGAAATCCGATACCTCGCTCGAAAACGAGGTATTCCGGGAGGCGATTGAGGAGACAAAGATAACGCCGCAAGAGGTCATGCATACAATCCGCATCCTCGCATCCGAGGCGAACGGATACGACTTGAGCGAGGCGGGGGATTACGATGGGGTTGGCGGCATGGAGGCTCGATACGCCTTTGCCGACCTCTCGAAAACGAGCGATATCGAGGTTGAAATCCGAACCACAAAACGGGTACGGAATCCATGAGAGAGTTTACCGATGGGGATTTCCCGTTCGCCAACGATTTCAACGCGCTCCTCCGGGATGCTCCGGACGGAACGTATATCGATTCCGGTTGCTCGGTCGGGGATGGCGGAACCGATGACATGAACGTTGATGTTGCCTCCGGCGATGCGTTCATCAACGACTCCTCGGTATCGGTTGGCGCTCAATCCGTAACGCTTGATGCCGCCTCCTCGTTCAAGCGATACGACCTCATCGTTGTTGACGGAACCGGAACCGCCGTAAAGGTGACCGGAGCAACCGAGAAAGTGGCTCCGAGCATCCCCGCCGATACCGCGCTCCTCGCAACCATTGAGGTTCCGGCGAACGCCTCCGGAATCACGAACGCCAACATCAATGACGGGAGGGTTATCGGGTTGGCGGCAACCCTCCTC